TTAGCAAAATCACCAAACTTATCATAACCTTTCTCTCTGAGTCTAGTCATAAACTCATTTGTCATAATACTAGTTATAGTATCTACAAGAATGGTTTTAATATGTGGTGCTTTTATGGATATTGTTTTAAGAAGTTCCAGGATATGTGCTGGGTTCGTTGTTTCGAAATAGTTACTTTTTGCAATGTCTATTTTGCCGCTGTCTTTATAAATAGTTTTATATTTGGTACTGGACCCAGGCAACCCTAAAGGCTTCTCATCTGCATGAATTATAAAAGTTTCTGCAGGATCTAGGTTTCTAACACTAGCAGTTTTGCCAGAGCCAGGAGAACCCATTATGAGAATAGGTGTTGCCATTATTATTATAAATCTATATAGTTAATATTATGTTTATATTATACTCATTGATTTCAATGAATAGGGTGTTTCTTTCGATACGTAATTATCCAGTTCATGATAATTAGAATAATTTAAACGTGAATTAAGAATACAAGGAGAACTTGTAGAAACTCGCGCAAAATTAGAATGATTACGGACAGTTATTTTTATAGAAACGGGTGCTTTTACGAAATGTGCTTTTACAAAAGCTGTAAGTTTTTTAATAATTAGAGCATAGTGCGCATCAAGTGTTAAGATAGGCACAGAATAAAGTCTAAAACAGCTATTATAAGCTAATTCTTCTAAAGATTCAAAAGAAACAGCATATTTACTACTAATACCCACTCCAATTACGTCGCGAAGTTTTGTAGCATAATTTCCTATTTCAACATAAGAATCATCTTCTCTTACTTCAAGTATAGGATTTTTTGTTTCTTTTTTGGAATTACGTTTTTTAGTATTAATTCCTTCTACTTTAAAAGAAGGATATACTTCGGTAATTTCCTCTAAAAAATTAAATAATAATGCATGTTGGACAGTACTTTTTTCTCTTGAAAAACGTATAGCAAAAGCATATTTTGGATATTTTATCTTTAGCATAAGGCAATGTGTTATTATTAAGTGTTTAATTTAAGTACAGGCTCAATAGGATCTCCTCTTGGAGCTTCTTCTATTCTATTGTACTTGAGATTATTTATAAATTGTAAAACTTTAACTTCTCCATCTCGATTTTTAAGGAAATGAAGGAATACTTTGTCTTTAGTAGGTATTCCCCTTTTTCCATATTGTTGTATATTCAAGATTTCAGGTCTATGTATAACTATAACATAGTCTGAAGCCTGGAACAAGCTATCTCCACCAAAAATATCTTTTCTCATTGGAAAGTGTAAAGAAGGATTAGTAATTCTAGCATTATCTTCAATATCTCGATTCATTTGAGACAATTGAATTATTGTAGTAATTCCTACTTTCTTTTGTTGCATAAACATTTTTTGTAAGTCTGATAGAATTTTTCTTTCAGAGTCGCTTGTCTGACCCCTAGTTAAAAGTGCATGATCTAACATTATAACCAGCCATTTATTTTTTGCCTTGGTTCTTCGGAAATCATTAATAGTATTATTGATCTCCTCCACATTGCCGGGCATATCTACATAATAGATATTGTAACTGTTAATTCTGTTAAGTTCTGCTTTAATTGAATTCAAGTCGGTACTGTTTAGTCGGACGCTAGGGTCGCCACTATAAAGTTCTTTTGTAGTTTTATTTAACTTACTAGACAGTTTTCTACCTACTTGACGAGATGAAATCATTTCAAAATTGAATGATAGTACAACAAATTCAATATCTTGGTTTAATTCGAATAAATCTGTTTCTAGACTATTTGCAAAGGAAGATTTACCACTTCCAGATATACCTGCTATAGTATAAATGACATTGGGTTCTATACCTCCCATAGCAAGCCTGTTAAATTTATTCCAACGAGTTCTTAATGACCTTACATGGCCATTTTTACGATTAGTAATATAAGATTCTATTTCAGCAGAGGCTTTAGAGATGTGTTTATAGTACAGTTTATGTTTATTCAATTCCTGCTCCATAATCTTCATCCTCCTCCCCGAATAGAGTATTAAATTCGTCATCTTTCATTTTTTCATCCCAGTTTTCCCACTCATTAGAGGATAACCAGTTAGGGATCTTTTTCATCCACATTATATTATTATTGCGTTTTCTTTCAACAAGCTCAAAATCTAAGCAAGCTAAAATATATTCATGTATATCTTTTCGACCACGTGTAATACGTTTATAAAGCCTTTCAGCTTTTTTCTTATCTGTTCTTAGATAATCTTTAGTTCCATCTTTACGGATGACAGATACTGGGAATTTATCTAGTAATTCAGAGAATTGGTCTTTGCCTTCAAGTAATTCTTTTCCTTTACTTGTTAGTATTGAGGTAGTATATATACTACCATCTACTATGTCACGAAGTTTTAATTTGTCAAAATCGTAACTAAAAGGATCTTCTGTTAAATCATTACTTAATCTACGTAAGTCTTTTCGTTTATTTTCTTTAATATACGTTAAGATTAACATTTGATTAGGGCTGATATTATTCGCAATTAAGAATTTATCATCAAATTTTAATTCCATATACAAAGTTCTTTAGTGAGCTAAATTCTCTGTAAATTGGAAAGTCATTTTAAAGCGATCTGACGCTCTATTATTATTGTTTTAATAAAGGGTATCTAGAAAACATTTGAGTGCCTTAAATAGGCCTTAAAATGCGTCCTAGGGGTATTCTAGTGTTTCCAATGACCCCCTATATCTGGGATAGTGGTCATAACTACGTTTTTAACGTAATACTTACCAGCTTTTTCCATACTTTCTTTAAGGATATTGGATGCTATATTTTGTTTGTTTTCGGTTGCTTCGACTAATACTTCATCATGTATAACATTAACTAATTTAATGCTAGCATCAAGAGTAGGTCTAATGCCTAAACTTAGGAATTTGTTACGTATAAGTATTAAAGCTGTCTTAGTCATATCGCCAGCTGTACCTTGTATTATGGTATTCTGACCTTTACGACCTATTCTGCCTTTTAGGCTAGCTAACTTACTACGTTGTGGTTTTGTTAGTTCATTGTAAACTCTTGTTTTTAACTTCATATACTCTTCCCATTCAGGTATCCATCTAATTCTATTAGTAATATCATTAGTGTGGATATAACCATTCTTTACTGCAAATTGGTTGTTCGTTTGAAATAATTTCTTTAAAGTTGGAAATCCTTTATAAAATGAGTCTATTAGTTTATCTGCTTCTTTTACAGGGATATCTAAAGTTTTAGCTAGTGTATAAGCACTACCACCAAAACTAATCATGAAATTAAGGGTCTTACCTTTTTGTCTATAAGCCTTATTCTCATTAGTACTGGTTACTATAAAATCTTTGTTAAAAGCAGCACTAAACATTTTAGTAGCTACGAAGCTATGTGCATCTCCATCTCCATTATTAAAGAAGTCGATGTAATCTTTGTCTTTAGCCTTATCGGCCATTACTCTTCCCTCTTGATTTGCATAATCTGCTGAAACTATTACTTTACCATCAGGTGCTGTAAAAGCTTTTCTAAATTCTGCATCACTAGGGATTTGTTGCATGTTTGGGTTTCTACTACTCATTCTACCAGTTTCAACTATCTGATTAAACTGAGTATGTATCCTTTTATCTTTTCTTAAATGTTTATTAAGGAAATTTTGTCCAAAAGAACTAATTATTTTAGCTTCTTTCCTATATTGAATTAATTTTTTAATGAAAGATAAAGGAGAGCGTAATAGTATAAGAGCGGGTGTACCAGAACCTGGTTTATTGTCTTTATCTACAGGATAAATATTGAAAGTTTTAGTAAGTATTTTATATACTTGTTGATCACTATTCCAATTAACATTAGTTAACTCTGGAATAATCCCTGTATCGAATAAAGATAATTGTGTACCTGCCTTTCTATAACGAGGTTCTTTTTCTATTAAGAGTTCTTCTAATTCTCTTATAGTGTCAATAATACGTAAAGAATATTTATTGTAAATATCTAACCATTTTTGCTTGTCTAAATGTATACCATTGTATTCAATATCTCCTACAGCTAATGAAGCATTATTTTCAAGACTTATTACTTTTTTTAATTTATACTTCTTAGCCCAATGAGCTTGAATAGTTTTTATTTCAAAAGGATATTTTACATCTTTAGCGCCGTATAATATTTGGTCGTAAGTAAATGGTGTATCTCCCCAGGTTGTAAATTCTTTACGAATATTTTTAACCAGTTGTTTTTCAAAATAATGTTCATACACTCCTGCAAGGGAGTAGCGTTTATGCCTTATTATATGATTTTGAGAGTACCTACCATTATATATAACCATATCTGCAAGCATGGTATCATATACTTTGTGTAATACTATATTGTATTGTTTTAACATATTGTAATCGAACTTAATGTTATGTCCGATAAATGTTATAGATTTTCTTTCTAAATATTTTTTTAAAATAGTAAAATCAAAGCCTCTTGTATCAATAACTAATTGAGAATGCCTAAAACCAAGCTGTAGCATTACAACTTTATTGGTTAAAGGGTCTAAACCAGTGGTTTCAACGTCTAAAGCGACAATCTTAACTGATTTAAAGAATTCAACTAATTTTACAAGAAGCTCTGATTTATTTAATGTTATTATGTCATTTTTGTCAAAGAAAGAAGTTTGTTCAGAATAATAATATATCATCTACTTTCTTTTATTATTTATTTATTTTATGTCTAAATATTTTACTGTTACAGAAATCTTACGATTGTAATCTGACTGAATCCTATGAAGATTGTTTATTATTTGTTTATTATCTCGGATCTTATCTTGTAAAAAATCTTTCAAATATAAATTTTTCTTAATAACAATCATTGCTAGGTTTCTGTTCAAAACACTTAAATCGTTAGATTGAAATATGCAAGCATTAATACCGTACATATCTTCTGCTGGATTACCTACATTTGCAATGGCATTTAACTGTTTAAAAATAGTTAAATTATATTGGTAGGCTTCTATCTTTTTTAAAGTCTCTTTTATATTTTCAGCATCTGTTTCTTTCATACCTGCTAATTTACTTAAGAGTTTTTTTAATTCTTCTACTGTTTTACTTTTCAGAACAACTAAATCTT